TATCGAAATGGAAGGCCGTCAGAAAGTGGACAGCCGGTATTTTTTACAATGACCGGAGATAACTTTGTTTTTGGACCATCTCCAGATACAAGTTATAGTGCAGAACTTTTATATTATGCAGCACCGGATTTTCTAAGCGATAGTAATACAAGTAATACCTTTTTAGTAACTGCGCCAGATGCGCTTTTATATGCTTCTCTGGGAGAGGCAGAACCGTTTTTAATGAACGATCAAAGGTTAGCTGTATGGGCAACGTTATATGACCGAGCCAAGAATAATCTTACTACATCGGATGATGCGGCAGAGTACTCCGGCAATCCTATGACGATGAGCGTATCGACATAATGGAAAAGATTTCCTTTGGAGAATGGTTGCCTGATCAACCACCGGTAGCAGGTGCCTTAGTAGATGCTTTTAATGTAATCCCGAATCAAATCGGCTATGGCCCGCTGCCATCGGTATCGAATATTAGTAACGATGCAACGGATAATTTGAATGGATTATTTAGTGGAAGATTTGGAAGTACCACGAAAGTGTTTGCTACATCTAGTACAAAAATATTTGAATATTCCTCATCGAACTTAAACCTTACAAATATCTCTCAGGCAGGCAATTACAGCGCATCAGAGACCGGCAGATGGTCTTCTGCCCAGTTCGGCAAGGTTGTGTTAGCGGCAAACGGAGAAGAGATCCTGCAAGCCTATACACTGGGCACAAGTAGTAACTTTGCAGATGTTGCAAGTGCTGCTCCGACTGCGCATTTTGTAAGTGTCGTTAGGGACTTTGTAGTTTGTGGAAGAACCAATGAGTTTCCAAACAGAGTTCTTTGGTCAGATATTAATGATGAGACAGACTGGGTGCCTGGGCCAACTTCTCAGAGTGATACCCAAGATATTGCCGATGGTGGAAACATTCAGGGAATTACAGGAGGAGAGTTTGGGTTAATCTTCTTGCAAAAAAGTATTTCTCGGATGACTTACGCAGGAGCCCCACTGTATTTTCAGTTCGATACGATTAGTAGAGGATTGGGATGTTTGGAGCCAAAATCCATTGCTCAATATGGAAATCTCTCATTCTTTTTGAGTGATGATGGGTTTTATATGTGCGATGGAACAAAGGTGATTCCCATCGGTGCAGAAAAAGTAGATCGATTCTTCTTTAACGATGCAGAACTTGCTCTCTTAAATAATATGAGTGTAGCGGTTGACCCTGTCAGAAGATGTGTATTTTGGCTGTATACGAATAACTCTTCTGCGCAATCCATCATTATTTATAATTGGCAGATTCAAAAGTGGAGCAGAGGAGAGACCACCGCAGATTTTATCTCTAGTGTGGAGACAGAAGGAATTACCTTAGAGAGTTTGGATAATTATTCTTCTAGTATTGATGCACTAGGAATTAGTTTAGATGATCGTTTTTGGGTGGCAGATAATACATTACTTGCCGGTGTACAGGATGCAAAGATTGTTGCTTTTAGTGGGGCAAACTCTGGAGCAGAAATTGTAACCGGAGATTTAGTTAGTCAGAACTCCATCATTACTTTGGCAAAACCGCAAATTGATGGCGGTACTGCAAATGTATCGGTTGCCAGTAGAGCAAGATTAGATGGAGAAATATCTTTTGGAAGTGTTGCGCAAGCTGATACAGAAAATCGATGTTCTGTAAGATCGCATGGAAGGTATCACCGAATCAAAGTTCTTCCTAGTGGAAATTATACTTCTGCGGTAGGAGTGGATTTAGATATTAAGGCAGGAGGGATGCGTTGAGTCAATACCGCGTACTTCCCTATAGTGGTGCCGAGCCTCGCCAAATATCAGAAGTAGTAAATAATGCAATGGCAGGAAAAATTAATAATACCGGCTCCATTAATTTAACTGCATCAAGTGCAACGCAAACCAATTTAGATGATGCTCGTATTGGCCCAGATAGTGTTATTAGTTTTATGCCAACCAATACTGCATCAGCAAGTTTTGTAGGAGATATGTTTATTAGTAGTAGAGCCGATGGGTCTGCGGTAATTAGTCATTCTATTAATACCGAGGCAAGTGCAACCTTTTCTTTTACGATTATAGGGTGATAGAAAAAGTATATATTGCGCCAAAAGATTTACGGGCGCACTGGGATTATATACGTCCCAAATTAGAATTAATTTTACAAAAGAGTCCTGAACAATGGATACCGGAGGATATCTATGCAGATATTCTCAACGGACATTCCTTGCTCTGGATTGCTTTTAAGGTTGATAAACCGATTGCATTTATCGTCGGTCAGATACAGGCAAATCAAACGTTTCATTTATGGGCAGGGTATTGCGATCCATATATAGATGATTATACGAAATGGCACATGATTGAAGAAATCGCACAAGAAGCAAAGTGCAAAAGAATTAGTTTCGAATCCTGGAGAAAAGGTTGGGCAAGAAAAGCAAAACGCCTGGGCTTTGTCCCCAGAAAATATATTAAGGAGTTATTATGAGCGGTGGTGGAACGACTACTCAAATTCAGGAACTTAATCCGACACAGGAGCCTTTTGTAGAGTACGGTCTACAAGAAGCGCAAAGGTTATATGAATCTGGCTCGCCCGTATACTTTCCAGGGCAAACGTATGTGGGACCGAGTGAGCAAACACAAACTGCATTGGATGCGGCACAAAACAGAGCAATCCAAGGGAACCCATTAGTACCTGCGGCACAAAGTCAGTTTCAATCGACAATTGAAGGCGATTATTTATCAGCTACGAATCCCTATTTTGCCAATCGATTTAATACTGCGGCAGATGCGGCTCAGCAAAGGTATTTCGATGCAATGAATCAGATTAATTCGCAAGCATCGATGGCAGGACGTTATGGCTCTAATGCTATGGGTCAATTGCAAGACCGGGCAACAAGTCAGTTTGCAAAGTCGTTAACAGATACCGCAGGAGAACTTGCGTTTAATAATTATGCACAAGAACGTGCAAGACAATTAGCGGCAGCGCAATCAGCACCAGCATTAGCCGCACAAGACTATGCAGATATTGATAGGATGCTTTCACTTGGAAACATTTCAGAAGGGTATCAACAACAAGCATTACAGGACTCTATCAGTCGATTTGATTTTGAACAAGGTATGCCACAAAACAAATTACAAAACTTTTTATCTGCTGCCTATGGTGCGCCTTTAGGAGGTCAAACAACGGTGCCCGTTCAGAGAGGAGGTATTCAAGGATTGTTAGGTGGTGCGTTAGCAGGAGGAGCATTAGCATCTTCTATTCCTGCACTCGGCCCGTATGCTCTGCCAATAGCGGCAGGAGCAGGACTTTTAGGAGCGTTATAACATGGCAAGCATTTTAGATAAATACAGACTATCTTCCAATTATGGAGCAAATCCATCATCGGACTACCTATTAGGTTCAGCAAACAATGCAAATCCTATGGTTCCAAAACCAAAACCTCAGAATCTAGGGTTGTTAAATTTATCCTCAAATTCGAATCCTATGATGGGATTATTGGGCAATCCATTATTTGCAATTGGTACAGCACTATTAAATCCGAGACAGTCTTTCGGACAAAACCTGCAACAAGGTTTTCAAAATCTTATGCAACAACAAATGTATAAACAGGAGCAGGAAAGAAAAAATCGTGCGGATATGATGCAACTAGCATTGTTGCAAAAACAACTGAAACCAACGGCAAGAAGTATCCAATCTTTTGAAACTCCCGATGGGAATTTAGTAACGGGATATTTAACAGATTCAGGGCTAGTAGGTACAGACTTCTCTCCAATGAACCTCCCTCCAGGTTCTAAACCTTTTAGACCGCCTCAATTTTCTTTTGGGGATAAAGATTATCAAAAAGAAATAAAACTTGCAAATATTGCGGCAGAAAGAGATATAAAAGTTGCTGAAAAAAAAGCTGATATAGACGCTACAGCAAAATTAATAGCAGATCAATACAAAGTTTTACAAGGAGCAAAAAGGTTTTCTGAAGATTTAAATGTAATTGATCAATTACTAACCAAAGCTCAATCAGAAGGTGGAATAGGTCCAGAAATTATAAATACAATTGCAGGCATTTCTCCAGAGTTTGCAAAATATGTAAGTGGCAAGTCGGATGATGAATTAGCAGCTTTAAGAACTGCTAGTCAATTTATAGAACGTGCTGTACCCGCCCAAAGAATTGCAGGTTCAGGCACTACATCTGACAGAGATATGCAAGCCTTTAGAAACGCTTTAATAGGGTTAAAAGATGATTCTCTAAAAAGACAATTAGCTTTAGCGTTTGCAAAACGATTGCAAGATAGGGAGCAGGCTTATGAGTCGTATTTAACAAATAATCGTAAAGATTACGATTCCTTAGTTAAAAATAGAGCAAAAGCCTTAAAAGATATTGATAAACAATTTCCAATCGATTTAAAAAGTATTCAAGAGATGTATCGAGAAGAATTTTATTAAAGACAATTATGGAAAAAGATAAAAAAATTATTCAATCAATGCCGATTGAGGATTTAAGTATTATTAAACAAGGCCAGATAACAGAACAAGATAAAAGCGCGTTATCAGAAGAAGGACAAAAACTGTTTAATGATCTTAGCCCTTTCAAACAAAAGCAATTAATAGAAAAGTTCCGGCCAGAGCAACCGTTTAAGACCCCAAGTTTAGTATCAGAAAAAACTCCTAAAGAAAATTTGTTTCAAGGAGATGTAAATTTTTCTACCCTTTTTAAAGCAGGGGTTCCAGAAAAAAGGCAGGACATTCTTTCTATTTTGTCGAAGGAAATTGGAAAGGATGTTTATTACAACCCTGGAAAAAATACCTATATGTATAGGGATGAGTCTGGAGCAGGATATCAAGTAGTACCAGAATTTACAGCAAACCCCTTAAAAAACCTTGCATTTAAAGCGGCAGATATTGCAGAGGCAGTCCCATCAATCGCCACTGGTATTGCAACTGCACCTTTAATGCTTACACCAGGAGGCACCCCACTTTCTATGCAGGCAGTAGGAGGAACAAGTTTTATATCTGATGCTTTAAGACAAAAAGCAACAAACGCTTTATTGGGTAGAGACCAAGTAGTAGATGCAAGGCAATCAGGAAAGCAGGCTTTAACAGATGCAGGGTTTCAGGGAGCAGGAAAACTTGTATCAAAGATATTAGAAAGAAATGTTGCCAGAGATATAGATAGATTAAACCAACAAGATGTTGATCGTTTGCAGTCTTTAGCGCAACGATTTGGAATTGATCTAACTCCTGCGGAATTAACAAACCTTCCGTCATTAAAGAGTCAACAAAAGATACTAGGAAACGTTACAGGTTCGGCAGATGATTTGTCAAAGTTTTATGAAAAAAGACAAACGCAGAACTTAGATGCGATTGATCGAGAGTTAGCAAAACTCTCATCTTCTGGAGACCCTTATTCTGCAACTGTTCGCGCACAACAAGCTATCAAAAAAGCAAGAGATGCAAAAGTAGAAGACAGAATAAAAGCGACAAACCCAATCTATGAGGATGCGTTTCGTAATGCGCAACCCGTACAAGTAGGAGGCGTTGTAACTCAAATTGACAAGTTATTAAAGAAGATTCCAGAAAATAGTAAACAAGCAGCGGTTTTGAAAAAGATTAAAGGATTAATGTTTGTTACGAAAAAAGGAAAAGATGCAGAAGGAAAAGAAATTGTTGAACAGGTTTTGGATACAAATCTAGGAAGACTCCAAAGAGCAAAGTTTGAGATTGATGCTTTGAAAACGGAGCCATCAAACGTATCTATTATGAATGTAATTAATGCAGATGTAAAAAGAATAGAAGACGAACTTTTATCTGCGATGGGGAAAAACAATCCTAAATACATAGAGGCAAATAAAAAGTTTTCAGAACTCTCAGAGGCATTAAATGAGTTCGATGCAAAGTTTGCAGGTGTAGAAAGAGTATCTGATCAAAACATTACAAACTTAATGAACAAATTGATTGGTGCGAGAGAGCCTGCACAAATTCAAACTGCAAAAAATTATATTCAGAAATCAGACCCTACCGCATGGAAGCAATTAAAAAGAGCGTGGATTTCTTCTTTGTTAGAAAAAGTAGAAGATAGTGCGGCAGAAGAAAGCGTTGATTTAGGAAGAAGATTTGCATCAAAAACCTTTAATAAGCCAGGTATGCGAAAACGCTTGCAAGCGGCATTAGAGCCAGATGAGTTTCAGGCATTTAGTGATTTAGCCGAAGTCCTAACCGCATCAGGAAGAGTGAAAAAGATTGGTTCCGATACTGCTTACAACATTGAGCAAATGGGCGAATTGAAACGAACTCCAGTAGGAGATGTATTAAGAACAGATGTTACAGCGCCATTAAGAAAACTGGGAGACTTTATTGATCAAGTCAGGTTAGAAGATAACGCAGTAAATATTGCAAAAGTTATAACCAGTCCTGATGGAATCAAACGAATTAGAGAACTAAAAAGACTACAGCCAAGTGATGCTCGATTTATTGCAGGAGCCTCACAACTGTTTAGTGCGTTTTTAAATTGAGGAAATTATGGCAAAGACTAAGATTTCAGAATACGATAGTACCGCATCGAGTAACACCGATATAGATGGTATTAACCTGGGCGAAGGGATGGCCCCTTCATTAGTAAACAATGCCCTTAGAGAATTAATGAGT